CGCGCACCGCCTCCGCCGCGTGCCAGGTTGGCGCGGCGCCGGCCAGCGTGTTGCGCAGGTATTCCCGTGCCTCTTCCTTCGTCATTTGCCCTCTCCTGTACGCTCGCGCTGGATGGCGTCCCGTATAACCTTGCAGGCGCGGAAGTAGCCCCACTCCACGTCGTCTTTCTGATCGCGGTTCAGGGACATGCCCGTCTCCGCTAGTTGTTCGCCGACCTTGAGGCCCTCGGCACGGCCAGCGGTGAAGCACCGGGCTCCGAACTGCGCCAGGTGACGCGCCAGCTGGTTCTGTTCCTGGTCCCTGTCGCTCTCATGCAGGTCCATCATCTCGGCCATGTAGGCCACGGCGGCGAGGCCGATGTCTTCGCGCTTCACCGCGAGCCTCCCGCTGGAGGCTCACTCGCGACCCTGCCGGTGCCGCCGTAATTGTTTCGAGCCTCCTGTTCGGCGTGAACCACCGCCGCGAGCTTGTGAGCCCCGCGAACGCCCGACGAACGGATGACCGCCTCGGCGCGTTCCAGGCCAGCAAGGTAGGCCGACTGGATGCATGTTGCGAACGTCTCGCGCGGCGACACCTCGGGGCAGGAGAGCCCGGCCCCCATGCGGCGCCACTCGTCTACGATCAAGCACTGCACCGCGGCCGGCAACTGCCACTCGGGCAACAGCATAGGCGTGCGCTTACCCACGGGTGTCACCGTCCAACGCTCGGTCGATGCTGTTGGCCCAGTCGATGAGCCGCGCGCCCTCGGTGCGCAGCCGCTTCGCGAACTCGATGGCCGCCTTTCTCCCGGCAGCATCGTGACCCTCGGCCGTGCCCTCGGCGCGCCCCACGATCCAGCCGCCCGTCCGTGGCTGCGGCGGGTCCTCCCATCGCACGGCGACGCTCGCGGGGGAGCCGTCGTTGTGGAACACGCGGTCACGACCGCAAAGCTCCAGCGCGCGCTCCACGCCCTTGGACAGCTTCGGGAAGCTCACGCCCCACCGTCCTGTGGGGTCTCGGTGGTGGGCGCGTCACCCTCGAACGCGATGCAGTCGCACTCGGAGCACGCCGTAGACGCCGGGTACTCGTCGTCGTGGCCGTGCTCTTCCTCGGCGTGTCCACACGTGCAGGTCATCGCCCACCTCCAGGCGGCGTCTCGGTGGTAGAGGAGAGGCGGGAGATGGCGTCCATGGCCTCGTCGAGCGCGCGCCTCACGGTGTCGTAGCTGTGCTCGTAACGCTCTCGAATGCGAGCGACGATGGACACGGCCTTCGCGACCACGTCGAGCCGTGCCCGGGAGGCGACAGCGTCACGGTCGGCGAGGCCGCGGTTGTAGACACGCTGGAGCACCGCCGAGGCATCAGCGCGGCCAATCTCATCGACCGCCACGAGCAGCACGTCGTCGAACAGTCGGTCCACCTCGACCCTCGCGTCGAACGGCGCCCCACCTCCAGGAAGAGGTCCCGCGCTCTCCGGGACAAGCTCGGCGCTGGCGCGAAACTCGGTGTACGTGCCGCAAAGCTCGCACGGCAACGCATCCAATCGGCGCACGCGCATCCCGCCGTGCCTCGAGCACAAGACGCGCAGCGCAGGGGCGGCAGGCCCCGCGCTCTCCGGGGGCGTCGAGGTAGGCGCTGCGCTCGCGCTGCGTGGGACGAGGTTCTTGGCAAAGTCGCGCTTCGCCGTCGGCTCGCCGCACCCGATGCACGTTGCCCACCCGATGGCCAGCGACGACGTCAGGCTGACGGGCGAGCACGCGGCGCACAGCGCGACCCTCCGCGCGTCGCCTCGCAGCTCAGCCCCAGGAAGGGGCGGGGCGGCCTCTGCGTGCTTGTAGCCGTGCGGGTCGCTCAACCACGTGCGGCCCTCGACCTCTCGCTGGGCGCACACGGCCGGGCCGCCGTCTGTGGTCTTCGAACACAGGAGCCCCGGAGCCGTGCCGCACTTTGGACACCGGACCATGAGCACGGCCGCCAGCGGCGTCATCTTCCGGGCGCAAGGAGGGGCCTCGCCCTGGGGCTCGCTCTGGGGCAAATGGCGGTCGGCTGCTTCGCGCAGGTTGAGCACCTTCGCCAACTCGACCTCGGCGATGGGCGACAGGATGCCGTCGAAGTCACCGGGGCGCGTCGTCCACTGAGCCTGTCCTCTGACGTCCCGCACGCGCCACTGCACGAGCTTGATTCCTCGCTCGACGGCGTGCGCGCGAAGCTCCTGCCGAGCCCAAGCCTGGAGCAACCATCCCTCCTCGCGTCTCATGGCGCCTCCGTTCGACAGTGGGTGTTGTGGTTGTGGTCGTGGAAGAAGGCGACTCGCGTGGACGACGCGCGCGTCTTGTCGTGGATGGTCGTGAGGTGGCCCGGCCTGTGGCAGAACGGGCAGTCCATCGCGAATGTCCCTGGCTCGCCCCTTGGCTGGGGCTCGCTCGGGGGTGCTGCATGCTTGTCGCAGAAGTGCGACGGCCAGGTGCCGCCGTGGTTGTTCGGCTTGCTGCACACCCACCCGCAGCGGTCGCACGGTTCGTTGCACCGCTCGGCCCGCGGCTCTCCCTTCGGCGTCACGGGGCCGGGCTGCGCGTCGCCTCGGTGCTTGATCTCGGGGCCGCAGTTGAACTTGCAGTCGGCGCGATGTATGTACGGGCAAAAGCCGTGACAACGAATCCACTCGCGATACGCACCGGGGTCTCCGATGCGCCACTTGTGCGACGACACATGGCCCGGTTCCTTGGTGCATCGCAGATCACCCGAGAGTCCACCAATCGTCGCACCGCACATCGGCGGCTCGGGCGGCGTCACGGGGTCGCGTCGGTCACCGCTCGCGCGCAGGCCAATGAGTTCGCGTGCCGCCTCGCTTCCGTGCTCGCCCCCCTCGGGCTGCAAGCCGAGGTTGTGCAGCAGCCCCGAGGCCCAATCCTGCCAGGCCACGCACGACTTGCGCCACGTCTCGCTCACCTCCTGCCAGTCGATGGGCGGCGTCACGGGTGCTGCGGCAACAGGTTCCACGGCCGAAGAGGTGCCGTCGGGGCGAACGAGGGCGGCGGGGGTGGCGGTCAGCCAAGCTCGGGCGCGGTCCATCCACTCCTGGTCGTCGGCCTCCGTGAGATTCACGCTACGCAGTAGCCGCTCGGCGTCTCGAAGGCGGGTCCGCAGGGCGTCGCTGCAACGGCGCGTCTCGCGGCAATGCTCCATCCATGTGTCAACCGCGCGCCTGGCGTTCTCCGCCGCCTTGTCAGCGGCGTCCCGCTCCGCCGTGAGCCGCTCCACCTCAGCACGTGCGGCCTCGGTGGCGCGCTCGGCGTCTCGGAGACGGGTCCGCAGCCTCGCCGCCAAGGTCCACCCGTCGGTCGCGTGCTTCGTGAGTCGCTCCATCTCGGCCCGTGCGGCCTCGGCCTCGGAGACGTAGGCCATGATGGCGCCGGTGAGGCGGTCGAATAGCCGCCCCTCGCTATCCTTCATTCGCGGCACGCCGTCGAGCAGGCGGCGGGCGATTTCGCGTGCTCGGTCTTCGAGGGTCACAGCACGTCCTCCAGGGACGCGAGGGCTTCCTTCGTGGCTTCGAGCGCGGTCATGAGACGCCCCTGCGCGATGCACACCACGGCGTCGATGCTGGCGTCGATGGGCTGCGACGAGAGCGCCGTTTCAAGCTCGCGAATCGCGGCCCGGACGTTGTTCAGGGTCTTTTCGGTCGGCGTCGTGCTCATGGGGTCGGCTCCAGTGCCTTCTCGGCGGCTCGAATTGGACAGTCGCGCTCGTGAACCTCGGTCCCTGCCGGCGTGTCTTCGTGGTGCGCCATCTGGCACCAGAGACAGAACTTGAAGCCCTTGTCGTCGGCGTCCGCCCACGCGCCATCGACGATGTCCCTCAGCATCCCCCGCAGCTCACCAGCGGAGGCGCGAGAGGCGTCGAGGGCTTCGAGCAAGGCGCTGCCCTCCGAGTGCATCAGGTCGAGCCCACGGACGAGGCGAGCGCGGCAGACGGCTACCGCCTTCGTGTCCCCCGCCGCCGCCTCCTCAAGTCGTCTCCTCAGGGCGGAGAGGTCGCGTTCGGCACGTTCGGCGCGGGCCAGGGCGGTGGTGAGCCCACTCTGCTTGTCCTCGAATGCGCGCAGGGCGGCGAGCAATCTCGGCAACGCCACCTCGTCACTGTCCATCTCGCGCAGGCGCTTCCCCTCGACGACGGCCATCATCTCGGCCACGCCCAAGCCGCCACGGCTCGCCAGCTTCTCCAGGTCTTGATCGTGGTTCCGCTTCGCGTTCCCCTCGAAGGGCGCCAGGAACGCCCACGGCACGCGCGTCGGTGCGCCGGGCGGCGCCTGCAACACGGGGAACGTGCGCGCCCGCAGCCGTCCCAGCTCCTCCCGTACCGCAGAGAGGTCCCGTACGGCGGCGTCGCGCTCGGCTACGGTGACTTCCAGGGCCCGCCGTAGGGCGTCCCTCTCCCGCTGGACAGCCTCCAGGGCGCGCTCGTGCTCCGTGGCGAGACTGAGGAGGCGCTCGCGAATCGTGTCGCGGCTCTTGTTGTCGAAGAGGTAGATGTCCTTCAGCAACTCGTCGCGGACGCGCCTCGCCCGTTCTTCGGAGGGGGTCTGGGCTGGGGAGGTCATGGGCAGCCTCCCGGGTGGCGCTGTGCACAGGCGCCGCAGAGCGGGTGCAGTTCGACGACTGACACCGACGCACTCTTTGCGCATCGGCCAGATGTCGCTGCCACCGCAGGCAGGCTGCGCGCCACGCGGTCGCACTGGTCGAAAGATCCGAACGTGACAGGGAATTCGTCCGGCTCGCCCTCCTCGTACTCGATGGTCACCAGCGCCGCGTGCGTGGCCTCGTTCGGAATCACGTATGCGCTCACGACGACTCCTCCATGCAGCCAGGGCACGGGTCCCACTCGCGCGCGGTCACGGGGTCCCAGCGGTGCGTCCCAGGCGGCGTCACCGGCAGGCCGAAGTCATGGTCGCCGTGCTCGCGGCACAGCCCGCACGTCCCGCAGAGGGTCAGCGGCCGGTGCGGCTCGACAGTCTTCTCGGTGGGTGGCATGGCTAGGCGGCCTCGGCGTCGCCGAAGTCGAGCGACACGTCGTTGTCGGGCACGTCGAGCTCGACCACGCTCTGCGCGTACGGCGGCCATTCGTTCGACTGCTCGCACACCAGCAGCCGCTCGAGCCAGCCGCGGTAAGTGCGCCGCCCTTGGTCCAGCGCCCGGTCGGTCAGGCGCAGGACCGTGACGGCGAACGGCGCCGCGGGCTCGACGGCAACGATGTACGCCGAGTCGGGCGTGCCGAGTCCCGCCGCCATGACGCCGTCCATGTACCAGGGCAGCTGCGCGAACCAGCCCATGCGCAGAGCCTGGTACATGACCTTGAACGGGTCGGAACTGGCCGTGATCTTCAACTCGGTCACCCACGAGGCGCCAAGCACGTCGATCCGGCCGGCGCAGGCCCTCGTGCCGAACTTCCACGACGCCTCGTACTCGCGGGCGCCGTCGAGCACCTTGCAGGCCAGCGGGTTGCGCTTCACCGACTCGGCGATGGCGTGGGCCTTCCCAAACTCGGTCGCCGTGAGGATGAGCGCGCCGGGGTTGTCGGCCACGAACGCGTCGTAGTCCTTGCCGCGACGGGGACGACCCTCCTCCCAGGCGAGCACGGGAGAGCCGCCGAGCAGCAGCGAGTGAACGGCGCTGCCCCTCTCCATCGCCGTGGTTTCCTCGACGGTCGCCGATGCGTAGTGCGCCGGGCTGCGCGCGATGAGCTTGAGCCGCGAGAACCGAACCGGGTCGAGGCCCATCAGACCACCGCCTCGTGATCGTCGTCGCTACCGGGCTCGCGCTCGACGGGCTGCTTCGCCTCGTCGATCTTGCCCTCGGGCGCCTTGTCGCTCGGGATCTTCGGGCGGATGCGGATGCACTCCTCCGTCTTGCCGAACGCCTCGCACGTCGTCGGGAACAGCGTGATGCGCTTGCCGAGCCAGTCCTCCGTCCGGAACCCGTACATGCCGGCTATGGTCTTGACGTTCGTGATGTTCAGGGCGAGGGGCTTCTCCTTGCCCTTGAAGAAGACCAGCGGCTTCTTGGTCTTCGTCTCCTTCCCGGTGGCCTTGTCGCGACCCGGAACGGCGCCCTGGGCGACGCGCTCGATCGTGACAGTGCAGTCCTTCCCGTCGAGGTGGAAAGCGTACAGATAGTCCTTTTGAAACATGGTCCGCACGTCAGGCATGGTTCGTCTCCTTGGGCTTGAGCGACGCGGCCATGGCGCACGTCGCGTGAACTGGTTGGCCGCGCAACCACAGGCGGTCGCTCGGCGAGGTCGGGAACGGGCACAGGGCGCACTTCATGACGCGCGGCCTCGGAACACGAGCCCGCAGCACACCGAGCACCGCGTCCCGTTGCCCGCCGGGCGGAAGCACGAGCACTCGGTCAGCAGCAGCTCGCGGTTGTGACGGCGGCACCGAATCTCGTCGGTCGCGGCGTAGATGAGCGCGACGGACACGGCGATGAGCAGCGCAGTGGTCATGCGGCACCTCGCGGAGCGGGCGCGATGGCCAGAACCTGAACGCCAGCCCCATCGACGACGCGCCAGGCGCACTCGCCGTCGGCGAGCTCGGCCTCCCGCATCGCCGCGAGCGCGTCAGAGAGCACGCGGTACGGGGCGAAGTGGCCGACGACCCACGAACCGTCCTCCTGCCACTGCACCCACCAGGGACCGCGCGAGATCACTTTGCACCTCGCAACATGAATGCGAGGCCGCCCGCCAGGTTGCCCGCGATGGCCGTCGCCGTGTCCCGCGACACCGGGTGCCCGTCGGTCCACGAGTGCTGCATGATCCCGCTGCGCAGCCAGTCGCGCAGGGCCAGCGCAAGTTCGTGGTCCGTGCCGTGCTCATGCGCGCTGATGACCGCGTCCATCAGCGCCTCGGCGTGCAGAATTCGCGCTTCAACGGATCCCATCAGCGCCCTCCTCATCCTCGTGCCCCTCGCAGTGGATGCCGATGCGGCCGCCGCACACGTCGCAGGTCGGGTACTCCCGCTCCTGCTCGTTCTCCGCCTCGATGCACCGTTCCTCGGCCGTCCTGTAGTAGAGCGCCATGTCGCTGCCTCCTTGTGAACACTCTAACTGTTCACACGCAGGACGCAAGAAGAAAAGTGAACACTTCGCACGAATCGCCTAACTACGCGATTCCGTTGGGCCAGTGCGCAGCGTTCGCGGGCCAGCCGGTGAGCTTCTCGATGCGCTCGGCCCGGGCACGCGGAATGGGGCGGCCGTTTTCGGCGCGGTACATCGAGAGCAGCGACACCGGCGTGTCGAGCCTGGTGGCGAGGCTGCGCAGCGTGTAGCCGGCAGCGGTGACCGCCTTCATGAATGGCGTCTTGGCGCGCCCCTTCGAAATTGCTACGCGGTGAACAGTCTGCATGCTACTGTTCACCTTGCCACCAATGTTCACACCGTGCAAGGGTGCGTTTCCCGCCGCCTCGCGCAGTAACCGCGCGTGCTCGTCGAGGGCGGCTGCTTCGATGCGCTTCTGCGTGGCCTCGGCCTCGGCGGCTTCGGCGGCGGCGAGCAGGGACTCACGGGACAGGCGCGGCACGGGAGGCACGTTGTAGCATGGCTCGCAAGAATCATCCCTGCGTTACGGTGTCCGTGGTGCGCGACGCCGCCGGCGACGGCCTGGAGGTGCGCGCGGTGTTCACCGCCTACGCAATAGAGCACCTGTCGAGAGACATCAGCGCTGACCTGATCGCGGATTCGGTTGCGAAGGTCGAGCGGCGCCTGCTGGAGTATGTGCGTGAACAGGTGACGAAGCCGTGACGATCCGAATCCACCGCGCCGGCACCTGGTACGCCGTGGTCCTCGCCGGTTGCCGCGCGGCGATGGGCTCGACGTTGCGCGCCGCCGTGCAGCGGTTCAGGTTCGCGCGGCGCGAGCTGTGGATGTGCGAGACTTGGGGGAGACGATGAGCGACTACGATTACGAGGCCATGGACGCGGCCGAGATGGCCGAGGATGCGCACCGCGAGACGCGCGAGCGGTTAGAGAAGGCCGTCGCACTGCTGGCCTGGATCAAGGTCCGTGCGCCGCTTGAAGTCCTCGAGAGGATCCGCGAGTTCGAGCGGGAAGTGCGGCGCGGGTGAGTTTCGGAACAAGTGTTACGAAACTTCGCTCCCCACGCCCGTCCCGACCCAGCGCGCGATGTGCCCGTCTGCCGGCTTCGGCCTGACGTCCACGTGGACCCAGCCCCGGTAGAGACCGAGCCCGCCCACGAGTTCCAGTTGCCCCGTCGAGATGGCGCGCAGGATGCGCGCGTGCAGGTCGGCGCAGCACGTCTCCGTGCTGTCCGCGGGCACGAGCGGCGCGATGTCGGCGGCGCGGCCTTCCATGTGCTGCGAGGCCCCTGCTCCGCCCACGCGCGTGTTCCAGGCCGGCGAGCGGTAGCCAGAGACGACGCGCAGCGGGCCGCCCCAGAGGCCGCGGATGATGTCGAGCTGCGACATGAGCGCGGCGAGGCGGTCGGCCCACGCGTCGGGGTACGGCGTCCCGTCGTGGCACGAGAACTCGGCCGCGTGGAACCAGCGCGCCTCGGGGAGCGCCATCAGAACCTCGGCCCACTGCTGCCGACGAGGATGCCCAGGAAGGCGCCCACGGCGAAGCAGACGCACCCGACGATGATGGTCACCGCTTGACCACGGAGTCGACGGCCTCGTTGACCGTCTGGGGCGTGATGGGCGACTGCGACAGCTTCGCCGCGATGCCACCCGCGGCGGCCGCGCCCGCGACAACGGCGGCAGGGATGCCGATGCCGGTGGCCGCGAGGATCGGCACGACCGTCGTGCCCGCGATGCCGATGATGTGCAGGACCGTGTTGAACCAGGGCGACTTCCAGAACTTCATGATTGCTCCTCTCGAATGAGTGCGTTGATGGCCCGCCGCGTGTCGTGGGCGAGGTCGCCTACGGCGCCGAGGGCGTTTGCGAGTAACTCAAGACTGCGGCGACGGCCTGGCGCTCTAGGTGGCGGGATAGCTCCCGCCAGCGTTCGGACAGCAGACACAACTCTTCCCAGGCCGCTGGCAATCGACTCGAAGGGGCCCGCTCCTGGGTTCGTGCGATCGTCGCCTCCGAGATCGGGAGAAATGCGGTCGCCGTCGTGCTCATCGGACATGGCCTCCCTCGTTCAAGGCGTTTCGTCTTCGGAGTCCGGAATCGGGATGCCGTGCGCGCGTGACAGCGAGCGGCCGCGCTTGTACTCGTCGAGGCGCTCCTGCGCCTTCGTCCACGACTCGAGCTCGCCGATGCGCTTGCCCTGGTCGCGCGCTGACTTCTCGAGCGCTTTCTCGAGCCGGTCGAGGCGGTCGAACACGATGAGCCGCAGCAGGTACGAGAACGCACCCGCGAGCAGGCCGGCGCCGAAGAGGACGAGGGGCCAGTTCACGCGGCGACCTTCACCGCCGCCGATCCGAAGGACATGCAGTTGAACACGCCGCGGCTCATGACGGTCTGGCCGTTCGAGTTCGGGTGCGTGCCGTCGACGGTCAGGCCGCCGCTCGTCGCCTTGCCGGCGTTGTAGTTCGGCTCCCACTGGAGCGAATAGGCGCGCGCGTCGGCGAACGTGACGCCGCGCTTGGCGCACGCGAGGCGAATCCCGTTGTTGATGGCCGTGCACGTGGCATCGGACATGCCGCCGCCGCCCGTCGTGTTGTTCCACGTCGGAGGCTGCACGCCCGTCTGCGCCCAGAGCTCACCGCCCCACATGCAGCTCACGGCGATGATCCGAATCGCCGGCTTCCACGCCCGGATCGCGTCGAGCAGCGCTAGGTAGTAGCCATACTCCTGCTGGGTCGTCGTGCCCGCGCCGTCGTTGCGCCCCGACTCGATGATGACGACGTCCGGGTTGTACGGGAACAGCATCGTCGACAGGGCGAGGCGGATGCCGTCCGACGAAATCCCCACCGTGCCGTTGAACGTCCAGCTGACGGACATCGACGTTCCGGTCTCGTCGGTCGCGGCGGCAACCAGAGTCTCGAGCGGCGAGAACCACGCGTAGCCCGCTGTCAGCGAGTCGCCGAGGACGTGGATCTTGTCGCCCTGGTAGATCGCGCAGCCCGGCGTCGACCCGAAGCTATCCGGCCACGTCGACGAGCCCATGGCCTACGTGTTCTGCACGTAGCCGCCGGTGTTCGCGGCGAACGTCGTGCCGTTATAGTAGACGTCCAGGTACTGATAGGTGCTGCCCGACGCCGGGCCGAGCGTGATCACCGTCGAGCCCAGGGAGTTCTTGATGATCGCATTGAAGGCGCCGGTGTCCTTGCGGATGATGCGCGCGCCGAGCAGCGAACCAGCGATCGCGCTCGTGTTCTGCAACGTGTACGTGCGGTTCGCGGTGAGAGGCGCAGACGCGCCGATGACGTACTGGCTCGCCTTGTCGACGAACGGCGAGATGTTCGCGTCGGCGTCGCCCAGATCCGCGCCGGGCGCGAGACGGTAGAAGGAGGCCTTCGAGGGCGTCCCGTCGGCGGCGAAGTACAGGAAGCCTGGTCCGCTCATCGTAGCCAGGAGCGCCTTGAGAACGGAGCTCGGCAGGTTCGCGAGCGTCGCCGCAACCGAGCCGGTGCCGGCCGCCGTCACGTCGCCGGTCAGGGCTGTGATTCCGCTGCCGCCGCCGAGCGACGACGTCGATCCGTCCGACTGCTGAAGCAGCGGCGTCGTGCCGTCGTTCGTGATGATCGCGAGCGCTCCCGAAGGCGGCGGCGCGGGCGTCCCCTTCTGGACGACGAGCTGGTTGGCGATGGCTGGTGTCTGCTTCGCGTCGGCCATGATCGTCTCCCCTTAGGCCAGGGCATTCCCCGAGCGCGCGGCGGCGCCCACCTTGAGCAGCTTCGACGCCGAGCCACCCGACGTGGCCGTGTACTTGAAGCGGATCCACTTCGCCGGCGGCACCGGGTCGAAGCTGAACAGAAAGTTGATGTTCGCCGAGTCACCGGCGGGGTTCTGCGCGCTCATCGCCGAAGTGAGCGTCAGCGGCGTCGCCCCCAGCGACGCGACGTAGCTCGACCCGTTCGGGTTTTCGTCGTCGGTGACGTCGGCGCCCCACGTGCCCACGGGGGCGCCCGTTCCCGTCATGACGACTTGGAACCCGACACCGCCGTAGCGATTGCAGGGCACCCACGGCCCGACCCAGCTAGCGTTCGTCGCGACGCCCTCTACCCCGGACGTCTGTGCGTAGGCCTGACGGCTGAACGATCCCACGCCAAAGCGGCGTTGGATACCCTACCCTCGGCTCGCGTCCTGGCCCGGCGTGGACTGGCCGTCGGTGGTCTCCGGGGCCGCCCCGCCGCCGCCCTTCCGCTGCTGCGCCTGCAGCGCGGCCTGCTCCTGCGCCGCCTGCTGCGCGAACATCGTCTGCACGTCCGCGGCGATGGACAGGTCGACGGTCGCCTGGCCGCGCAGGATGCCCACGAGCGCGAGCTTGGTCGGCGACGGCTGCCAGTCCTCGCCCCGCCGCGCGACGAGCTGCGCGCCAGCGTCTACGACGGCCTGCGACATCTCGGCGTACGTCGCCGGGTAAAGCAGCTGCATCGCGGCCACCTGGTCCTCGCTGAGCGAGCCGTCTTCGAGGTCGTCGAGGATGGCCATCGGATCGCACGCGACCGCCCATACGCGCCGGAAGTCCGCGATCTCGCTCTCGGGCGGGTCCTCGACGTGCAGGTTCATGAAGCCGCCCTGCTCGGGCCGCGGGATGATGCCGTTCGCCCACGTCTGCAGCCGGTCGGCCTTGACCAGCAGGTCGCTGGCGATCTCGGGCTCCGGCAGCGCCTTCATGAGCGCCGCCGTCTGCTCGGGCGTCTGCCCGCCGGACACGAGCTTGAGCGTCTCGTCGTAGTCGAACTCGGGCAGTTCCTTCGCCTCGGCGAACTCGTCGGAGGCCAGGAAGTGCGCCATGCGCCGCCGGATCGCCTTCGGAACGGAAGCGGCCGCCTCGAGCTGATACTTGTGGACGGTCGGCTTGGCTCGAAGGATCGGCAACAGCCCGATGGCCGCGAATAGGGCCTCTTCGTCCTCGGGCGTCATGCACGAAAGCGGCGTTGGATACCGTCCCCGACCATCTATAAGCGCCGCTTATGGTCCACCGATCATCCATAAGAATTTCTGATTTGACACGCACCGCGTCACGGTGACATAAGATCTCTTGCGCCGCACAGCGCTGAGTGATTCGGAGCCGGACGGGCGACAACATGGTCGCGGTCGCCCTGGGGCTGCACACACGCGCCTCGCTGCCTCTCTGGGCCTCCGGGTGTGCCTACGTAATCAGGATCTTGATCGCGCGCGCGAGGGCGGTTCCGTAACAAGTGTTGCGTAATTGCGCGCCGCGTTGACCCTGGACGGGCGTGCAGCTTGCGCGCCGACGCGCGGGGCGGCACGCTGGCGCCCATGAAACGAGCCTTCGTGTTGCTGGCGCTGGTGTGCGGTTGCGGCTCCTCGTCTCCCGGCGACAGGCTCGACGGCGACTGGCTCTTCACGAACGCCGAGCAGACGGGCGGCATCGCGTTGAGCTTCAAGGGCAGCTCCTACTCGGTCGCGTCGATGGTGCTTACCTCGTCGTCTTCCTTCGAGGCGTCCGTCGACAAGGGCACGTTCGCGGCGACGGACTCGACGATCGCCATGACGCCGACGCAATCGAGTTGTCCAGGGCCGGACCCCGCGAGCGTCGTCAATTACCGATTCGTCGGCTCCAGCCTTGCGCTCTCGGACTCGAGCGGAACGACCGTCACGTTCGCGCCGAACAACGGCCCGTCCGGCAGCACGACCGTGGTGATTCAGACGGGGTGCTTCGCGCAGGACGGGACGTTCACGCCGGCACCCGTCGCGCCCGTCTCGAATTAGCGCCCAAACGCCCGCTAATTGCTGGCCGCGTTGACCGCGTCCTGCAGTGACATGCCCGATTTCATCGCGGCGGCGACCTTCGCGGCATACGACAGGTCGTTCTCGCCGGCCGCACCGGCGCCTGCGGCCCTGCCCGCACCCTGAGCACGCTCGAGCAGCCGGCGCGCGGCGTCTGAGCCGGTCGTGATGACCCGATCGGCGCCGCGGGCGGCGACGTCGGCGACGCCCGGGATCAGTTTCGTCGGGTGGGCGACGACGTGAGCGAGCTTCTCGGCCTTGCCGACGATCCCTTCCTTCGGCTGCGGGCGTCCCGCGCGGTCGGTGATGCCGGCCTCGATCTTGTTCGCGGCGTTGATCTTCTCATTCGCCTTGAGCAGCCGGGCGGCCATGCCGTCGGGGTTCTCGGCGGCGGCGGCACGCGCGCCCTCGTAGTCCAGGCCCGTGACGTGCTCGAAGACGGCATCACCGACGGCCTTTTGCGCCTCGTTGTGCGCGGCGAGGTTGGCCGTGCCGTCGGGGTCGAGCGCCTTGCCGTACGCCGTGCGCTGGTAGTCGGTCTGGATGTCGCGCAACGTGCGTGCGTCCGTCGGGCTCTCGCCCAGCGAGTCGTTGAGGCTGTCGCGCAGCTTCTGCAGCTTGGCGGCGATCGCCTTCTGGCTCTCGATCTTCGACTTGCGCAGCTCGGCGATGCGCGTGTCCATGTTCTGGATGGCGATCGCGGGGTCGATCTCGGGCGCCGACGACGAGTAGATGTGGGCGAGCTCGGCGCCCGCCTTGTCGCGCACGCGTCCGAGCGCCTCCTGCAGCTTCCGATCATCGCCGGCCGCCTTGGCGACCTCGGGCTCCTCGCGCACGAGGCGCTCGACCGGGTCGCTCTGGATGCCCGCGCGCGCCTTCTTGTTCGTCTTCTCCTCGAGCCGGTCGAGGACGCGGGTCACGCCGCGCTCCTCGGCCGCCTTGCCCGCGCTGCGTACCGCGCTCGCTGCGGCAGGCGCCGCCTTCGCTGCGATCTCGCCCTCGAGGCCCGCGACGGGCGCGCCGGCGATCGCGCCGAACTCGCGCGCGCCGGGAGCCTTGGCCTCGTCCTCCGGGGAGTTCTCGGCCGGGCCGCCCATGTGCTCGACGGCGAGGTTTGCGAGCGGGATGTTGCTGTTCACGCCGCGCATCCCCTCGCGCACGACGGCGCCGGCCTTGCCGTCCCCGAACGTGTCGACCGGGTGGACGATCGCGCGCGCGGCGAAATCGTTGGCCCTGGCAGCTCCCTTGCCGAGGTCCACGAACGACTGGCCCACGTCGTGCAGCGTCGGCGGCGCGGCCAGCGACGTCACGAAGTTTTTCACGCGCGAGCCCGCCTCTTCGAGGAACGATGGCTTCTCGGCGGCGGCCGGCGGCGCATCCTTGACGGGAGTCACGTTGCCGTCCTCGTCGATATCGAACATCTGGCCGGTGGCGGCCTTCATGCGGATCGTGCTCACGGGGTCACCGGAGTGAGGCCGTACTCCTTCGCCAGCCGCTCCATCGCCGCTTTCTGCTTGGGCGTGGGGCCGGAGTCGCTACCCTTCTCGGCGTCGCCGCCCTCGACGGGACGCAGCTGCTTCATGAACTTCGCCTGGCGCTCCCGGAGGTGCGCGAGCGTGTCGTCGATGGCCTTGGTGCTGATGACGCCCCAGTTCTTGATCGAATTCGCTTCGTGGGTCGTCGTCTTGTCGGACGCGTTCGCCTGCGTCGTCGCGGCGACGGCCAGGACGGCGCGATCGTAGCGCGCACCCATGGGCAGGACGTCCCCGGAGGCCTTGAGGTCCTCGAGCGACTTGATCGCGTCGTCGTACTGCACGATGCGGTCCTCGATCGGCTTGACGTTCCGGGGCGACGAGGCGTAGCCGCGCACGCGGCCCTCGCCGTCGCGCACCTCGAGCTTCGAATCCTCGGCGGCCTTCTTCTCGGCGGCCTTCTCTTTGTCCTTGTCGGCCTTCTCGCGCAGGGCGTCCTTGCGCTCGGCGTCGCGCAGGTCGAATTCACGGCGACGCTCGTAGCGGTTGTCGCGGCGATCGCCTTCGGTGGCCCGGATCTGGCGCTCCTGCAGGTCGAGATGCGCCTTGGCGAGGTTGTTCGCAGCCTCGTGCCCCTCTCGCGTGTCCTGGTGCGTCTGCTCGCGGTCGAGGATCTGCGCCTCGGTCTTCGCAGCCTGCGCCTTCGCGTTCGCCACGAAGGCGTTGCGCTTGATGTCTTCCTCGCTCGCGCCCATCTGGCGCAGGCGGTCCTCGGCTTCCTTCGCGACGAGCTTGTACTTGACCGACGTGTCGGCGTCGAGGTCGTTCATTGCCGCGCGCTGGTTCTCGGCGAGATCCTGGTAGCCGTGGCGCGCCTCGAGCAGTGCCTCCGACATCGAAGCGATCCGCTGCTTCTTGATCTCGTAGTCGCGCTGAATCATGCGGTCGACGGCCTTCGCGCCCTCGTTCTCGGCATGGCCGACCTGCCCGAGGTAGGCCGCGCCCATGTTCTGGAAGCCGGCCGCGAGGGCCCCGAAGATGGTCGCCACGATGGCGCGGCCCGTGTGCTGGTCGGCCCAGTTCGCGCCTTCGAGGTCCTTTGCCGCGGCGGCCCGGCCGGCGACGGCGTCGTCGATCTGCTTCTGCGCGGCGGCACGCTCGGCCTGCTGGCGCGCGCGCAGCGCCATATGCTGCTTCGCGGCCTCCTTGGCGATCTCGACTTCCTTCGCGGCCTTCTCGGCGTTGACCGACGTCGCGCGCTTCGTGAGTTCCTGCTCACGCGCGGCGTAGTGGTCAGACAGGTCGCGCTGCCACTGCAGGTTGGCGGCCGTGTCCTTCGCCGGATCGCCCGTGAGCGCAGGCCGCGGAGGCTCCGCGACGCTGAGCGGATCGACGGGGGCCGCCTCGGGCACGACCGCAGCCGGGGCCGTCGGCGTGGGCGCCATCGGCGCGTCTGGTCCGGGTGCGGGCGCGGCGGGAGCCTGCCCCACCGCGGCGAGGTTCTGCGCGGCGGCGTCCGCGTCGAAGCTGTCGAGGCCGCCCGGTTCGACGGGCTGCACGACCGGCTCGGGCATCGGCGCCGGCGCGGCGTTCGCAGGCGCGGGTCCGGCGACGCCGTCGTACTGGTCGGCGAGGCGGTAGAGGTCGGGATCGGGAGCGCCGAGCGACATCAGAGCCCCAGGGCCTTCGTCCCCACGCCCCACAGCTGGCCCGTGAGGGCGTCGTGCCCAGCGGCGGCCTTCGCGTTCGCATCGACCACGCCGCCCGCCGCCTTCGTGTTCGCGTCGAGCGCCCCGATGTCTGCCTGGATGAGTTGGCCCGTCTGCTGCGTGTCGCCCGTGCGCAGGCCCTGCTCGGCCTGCTGCTGGCCGCCGATGGCCTGGACGAGTTGCCCGCGCGCCTGCGCCTGCTCCTGCGCGCGAAGCTGTGCGGCCTGAGCATTGGCGGCGGCCTGCGTGTCCGTCGCGCCCGTCGTCGCCATGCGCAGGGCCGCGCCGGGCGAGCGCCCCTGAAGGGCCGTCGCGGCGCCGAAGTTGCGTGCGGCGTTCGTGGCCGCCTGCTGCTGCAGCTGCAGTTCGGCCGCCGAAGGCACGAGGCCCTTCGACGCGGCCGTGAGGTCTGAGATCGCGCCCTGGCCCTCGCTGTAGAGCTGCGCCGAGTGCGCCGGGTCGTACTGCGTCGGCAGGTTGACGAGCCGGCCGCGGTAGAAGTCCTGCGTATCGGCGGTGCGCTTCTGGGCGTCCCGCAGCGGGCTCGTGTCGAGCGTGGCGGGCGTCGCCGCGCTCACCAGTTGCTTGACGCCGGGGATCTGCCCGGCGAGCGCCGCGAGCGGGTTACCGCTGCTCGGGCTCGTGAACGCGCCCGAGCCGTCGCCGGCCGCGACCGGGCGCACGGATCCGTCGGGGTTCACGTTCTGACCCTGGGCGTTCAGCGTCGAGTATCCGCCCGGGACCGGCGGGGCGTCAGGCGGCGCGACCCAGAATTGCCCGTTCCACACGAAATTGGGCGGCACGCCGGGCGCGCGCGCGGGCGCTGGGTTGGCGGCGGGCGGTGCTCCGGCGGGCGTGGCCATGCACGAAAGCGGCGTTGGATACCCTGCCGCCGGCCCCGTTCCGTAACAAATGTTCCGAAACTACCCGAGCCGGTTCGCCGCCGAGACGCGCTGCAGCCCAGCCTTGACGCCGAGCACGAGCGTGATGCCCGTCAGGCGCAGGATTCCGGTCGTGCTGCCGCCGTCGGTCACGGCCACCTTGAGGGCGCCTAGCTTGGCCGAGTAGCGCAGTTCGCGGTTGATGACCCCCACGGGCGTCGTGAGGCCCACCGTCGCGATCGGCACGGTCTCCTGGTTCCGGTAGAGCAGCTGGCGAAACACGAGCGACGCCTGCGACACCTCGCCCGTGGGCTGCTGGCGGTAGAAGCGCTCGTAGCCGCGGATCTGGTTCACCTGCAGCCAGGGCCAGCCGACGAGCATCGTCGTCGCCGCACCGTCGTCGGTGAGCACGGCGCCGGTCAGGTCCTCGCGCAGGATGTGCCCCGAGGCGCTCGAGGCGTAGACGGCCACGCCGGCCCACGACGTCGAACTCGAGCACGGCTGCCCCGTGAACGTCGACCACGTCTGGGTGACCAGGTCGTAGACGAGGGTGCGGCCGCTCGCCGTGTAGAAGCGCGCCTGCAGCATCGACGACAGGAACGACGAGGCCGTGATGGTCTCGCTGTTGTAGCGCTGCACGGGCGCACCGATGTACTGGATCGAGCCGCCGCGGTCCAGCAGGAAGAACCCCGCGCGCTGCGACGTCGACCGGAAGATCACGCCGTCGCGCGTCTCGCAGACGGCCTGCGGGTTGTTGCAGCCGATGCCCTTGCCGACGGCCGTGGCCTGGCAGTTGCCGCCGTTGCCGGCGCTGTCCGGACCCTGGCCGCCGACGATGTAGACCATGTCGTCTTTGAACACGACGGGACGATCGTCGAGGACCGACAGCGCGCGCATCGGCCCATGGGCGTCGCGGACGTCGATGGCGATGTCCTCGGGCCAGGCCAGCCCGTTGATGAGGTCGAACTCCTTCGACATCCACAGCGCCTGCGGGTCGTCCGCCGAGATACCCCACATGCGGTTCTGGGCCTGCACGAGCGCCGAGAAGCCCGGGGGCGTGTCGTTGCCGAGTCCGCCGCCGTTCGTGTACAGGTCCTCTTTCGAGGCCAGGGTCGTGTCGCTCATCGTGTCGCTGTACGTGACCGTGTCGGCCGTGATCACGTTCTGGACGTACGCGACGCGCTGGAGCTCGACCTCGTTGCCGGCCGTGCCGCGGTAGATCTCGAGGCGCACGTTCGACCAGCCCGTGACCCGCAGCGTCGTGACCTTCACCTGCGTCTTCGTGTCGGCGCCGCCCATGACGACCGAGACGGGCACCGACGGCGCCGAGCGCCAGAGGCGTCCCTGCGCGTCCATGCGCGCGAAGACGACCGAGTACCAGTAGGTCACGCTCGGGGTCATCGCGCCGCCGGCGCCGTTGGGCGTGACGACGGGCGGCTCGGGCGAGTACGCGAACCCCGACTCGGCGAACGTCTGGCCGTCGTACTGGCCCATCGCGGCGCCGGGCGAGAACATCGATCCGATGGACTCGCGCGTGATGCCCATCGAGGCGTATGCCCCGTGGCGGATGGTCGCGAGTTCGACGCCGTAGGTGTCCTGGCTCGGCGAGGACGAGAAGCGCGGCGCGTAGAGGAACGCCGCCGTGAACGTGCCCGGCGCGGGCGAGACCACGGACGAGCAGCCGAACATCTGCTGCGCCGTCCACTGGCGGACGCCGATCTTCGCGTGCGGCGTCGCCGTGGCGGCGGCCGACGTCGAGACGCGCAGCACGTAGCCGGTTCCGTTCGTCGCCGACGCGTGAACGACCGTGACGAAGTTCTCGCCGCCGTACCGCCAGGTCTTCGAGCCGAGCCGGCAGCCCTTCGCGAGGTTGTAAGTCGCCGTGATCACGCCGCCCACGCGCGAGGCGGCGTACACGCGGTAGGTCGGCGGCGAGCCCGTGAAGTCGTCGTAGCAGAGCACGAACTCGCCGGTCGCGGCGCTCGAGATCGTGTGCCCGACGATGTTGTTCGACACGGTCGTCGTGAAGCCCGCGTCGATGACGTACGTGGTCGCGGCCTGACGGGTGGCGCCGGTCGCTGGCAGATCCCACTGGACCTTGAGGCCCTGCGTGCTGCTCTGCGTGAGCAGCGCGATCTTCCCTGACGCGCCGAGGTCCTGCATGATCCCGAGGCTGCCGTCGAGCGGGATGTCGGCCGCCCCGGAATCCTTCGGCGACCACGCCGTGAATCCGGGCGACGCGGTGTTGTAGTCCTGCCCGCGCACGACGGGCGTCGCGTTCGGGTACACGATCTGCACGACCGTCGCCGTCGCCGTGATGTCGAACTGCTGCTCGCCCATCGTCGTGAGCGCTGTCGCCGCCGCGGTCGTCGCGGTGGTCGTCGCGAAGGTCGTGCCGTCCACCGCGAGCGCGGCGATGGCGCCCGCGTTGTCGATGTACACGAACTCCGCCTTGCTGTTGCAGTAGACGACCCGCCAGGCCCGGAACGCCGTGGCGCCGCCGGCCGGGGCGATCGCCGTCGACCACGCGACGTGTCCCGTCGCCACGTCGAGCGCCGCCGCGCGGATCACCGTCGCGCTGGCGACGGCGCCGGTCGCGTCGACCGTGATGTCGCGCCAGACGACCCAGTAGAAGCCGTTCCCGTACGCGGCATCCGGCACGCCCGCGTTGCCGGCCACCTTCGTGCGCGTCAGGGCCAGCCCAGGGCGCAGGTCGCCGCCGGCCGAGGTCCACGCCGCCGTCGGCGCCGCCAGGGTCTCGAGCGGCACGCCCGCGGTGACGAGCGCGCCCTGATGAGTACCGAGCTGCCCCGCGACGTTGGCCGGCGAGGGCACCGCGACGAAGCCGTAGCGCTTGACCGCCTCGATCGTGCCGTCGACCGGCCCCTTGCGCACGGCGTAGCAGTTCTCGAGGTCGATGACGCGCCCGAGCGGCAACACCTTGTCGTCGATGTCGGTCTGGAGACCGCCGACGGGCATGAAGAGGTTTTGCTTGCGCAGCGCCATCACATGAACCTGATCGTGACGTTCACCGCGGCCGACGCTCGCAGCAGCATCACGGCCGCGGGGCGCGCGTTGACGGCTGGCGAGCGCCAGATCGTCGCGTTGGCGTCCTGGTCGACCACCTCCCACGTCTTCGGCGCGTAGTCGAGCCCGTGCGGAACGGGCCAGTCCTTTGTGTTGTCGAGGGAGGCCGTGACGAGCACGTCGTTGGTGACGGCGCCTCGCAGGCTGTCGAACGACGCCGCGACCTTCGCGAGCATCCTGTCGAGGAACGTCGAGCCGCCGGGCTGCCCCGTGGAGTTGTCGGGCTGAAAGGGCTTCATCGCCACCACCCGTTGCCGCCCATGTCCTCCGTGTCGGCGATGACGCCGGGCTGCCCATCGTCGCGCTCGGCCGCCGTGTCCGCGATCTCCTGCTTGATGGCGAGCATCCGGCGCGCCTGCGGGTTGTCGTCGCTCTCCTCGACGCCGAGCGCCTTCATCGCGGCGAACACCTTCACGTACTCGGCCCACTGGTCGACGGACGGCAACAGCGCGTCGCACGTCGTGACCAGCTTCGGGTGCTTAGAGACGTAGTGCAGCCGGTAGTTGCCGCCCGCGCGCTCGTACGGCTCGAAGAGCAGCAGGTTGCCCATCAGCTTGGCGCGCACGTCGGGCGCGAGGTTCATGGCCCACAGCGCCGCGGAGCCCGCGCCGTTGTCCTTCTCGACGAAGTTGAAACCCCGCACGCGGCGGCGCTGCGCCGTGTCCGGGTCGCGCTCGATGAGGCGCACGCGGCGGAAGTCGCCGGCGGGGATGGTCGTGATGTCGTAGGTGTTCGCGCCGGGGCCGCCCGCGATCGTGAAGTCGACGTGCGAGTAGAAGTGGTCCGCGAAGAACGTCGAGACGTAGCCCCAGAGCGACTCGACGCCGTCGTTCACCCACTCGTTCCAGGTGTCGTCCGTGACCGAGTCGTCGTTGACCTTGTCGGCGAGCAGCTTCGCGCCGTTGCGCAGGCGCACGAGCGGCGTCGTGGTGGTGTTGCACGAGTCGCCCGCGGGCGCGCTGATGCTGAGCAGCAGGCCGTAGAAGGACAGCTGCACGGGCGTCGTGCCGTCGACCGCGAGGCCCGCGCGCGTCGTGAAGGTGACGTACTTCGAGCCCCCGGGGTTGGTGATGTCCATCCGCGCGGTGCCGCCCACGAAAGAGCCGCCGGTGCCCGCCGTGGGAAGCGTGAGCGTGCCCAGTAGCGTCCCGGTGCCGCTCGCGTCGCTCTCGGTGGACGTCGCCCAGACCTCGAGCACGGGCGCGCCGCCCGGGCACGCTGCGATTTTGCCGATGGCGCTGAACAGCAGCTCGAGCCGCGAGTCGAACTTTGTGAAGTCGACGTAGTACTCGGCCGCGACGGTGCGCGAGCTCGCGATCGAGTTCGTCTGCGGGGTGGCCGTGCCGCCGAAGGCTTCGAGGGTGAGTTCCATCAGGTAGACGCCTTTCGAATGTTCACGAGCAGGCCGCGGTAGCTGAGCGCCGTGGCGCAGTTGCCGAACATCGCCGCTGCGTCAGCGGCCAGGTCCGAGGCGGCGCGCGCGTAGTTCAGGGCGCGCACGTTCGCGAACGTCGCCCCGCCCGAGTAACCGACCCCGTAGATGGGCGGCACGCCGGACTCGATGCCCCCGATGTAGAAGTTCTCCGTGCCGTTCGAGGTCTTCGCGCTGCCGTAGTGCGCGACGGTCCCCACGAGTCCGCCGACGCCGGGGGCGGTCCACTTGTACGCGCTGTAATTGCCCGACGAGTCACACGTGAACGCGTACACGGCAGGATTGGCGTAGGGCGGCGGTGAGCCGGGGACCCCGCCCCAGGTCGTGTTGTTCGAGCCCGAGATGACGCCATAGAACGGGCTCGGCAGGTTCGAACCGATGGACTGGTCCGCGATCGTGCAGTTGCCGCCCGAGCTGTGAATCGTGTAGAGCGACCCGAGGCGGTCCGGGCCGCCGTTGCGCAAGCCGGGAGCCCCAAGCGTCGGGTCGCAGCAGCAGAAATACGTCAGTTCGTAGGTGCGCAGCTGCACCATGACCCACTGGAACGTGAACGCCCCTGTGAAGCGCAGCAGCGGCGCCGAGGCCATGAGCTTCCCCGACGTCCCGTTGAGGCACTCCACGCCTTGGGTGCAGGCGTCGAACGTCACATAGAGAGGAGCGACGGGCGTCTCGACGGCGGGGTCGACCGACTGCAACGCCGGGCTCATCCCCGAGACGTCAACGAGCGATCCGTTGAGCGGCCAGTTGCCGACCGTGCCTGTGATATTGGGAAGCGGACGCATCAGCCGGACCCGTTCTGCGAGACGACGAGCAGGTACTGCTTGCCGCCGGGGTTCACGAGGCTCGCGACGCTCGCCGACGCGGGCGCGTAGACGCCGCTCGTGTACGACAGGTCCAGCGCGGCCAGCTGCGTGCCGCCGACGGTGCTCGTGGGGTTCGTGGAGACCCAGAGTGCGACGCGGGGCTTGGCGATCGAGAACGCGTCAGCCTTCGCGATGACCGACACGTCGATGTCGAGGCGCGGCCCGAGCTCGTCGAAGTCGACGAACCAGGCCGCGTCGATGTTCGGCGTGGTCGAGGCGTTCGTGATGGGGCTCGCGACCGGCCCAAGCTCCGGAATCGAGAGCCCCGGCACGAATCACCCTCGGCGCGCGTCGATGTACGCGTCCAACGCGTCGCAGGCGGCCTCGGCGTCGCCGCTCTTGAAGGCGGCGAGCACGTCTTCCATCATGCCGACGCGGGCCGCCTTGTCGTCCTCGGCGGCCATGTCGTCGGACGGTTCGTCGCCGTCGGGCTCGTCGTAGGGCATGCCCTTGACGAGCTTGTCCGGCGGCGGCGCCTTGCGCGCGAGGTCGCCGACGGCCACGTTAGAACGTCCTCACGACGACGGCCCAGTGGACCTCGTAGCCGCTCGCGCCGTCCGTATCGGCACCCGTCGAATCCAGCATCAGCTGAATGTCGAAGCTCGCCGGGGTCGCGGCCGGCCCCACGCCCGTCCCTGCGGAACGGTTGCGGTACTCGGCGCCGTTCGCGTTCGTGTTGCCGAACGCCGCGTCTGCGGGTCCGACGATGCCCGGAGCGCCCAGGAACCGCAGCGACGCATAGGCTTGGTCCAGCGTGACGGTGTAGCGCGCCGTCTTCGTCGCCGTCTTGACGACGCCAGGCGAGACGCCAGCCGCCGCTGAAGGGACGAATCCGGCCGCCGAGGCGATCGCGCCCGAGGACCCGAGCGTGAACATACCCGAGATGATGACTTCGCCGCGGGCGACACCGCTGAGGCAGCACTGCTTGAGCTTTTTCGCCATGTCCGTGACCTTTCGGTAGAGACGCGCGCCGGGCGACACCTCGTGAGCGCCGCCCGGCGCAGCGAATCAGACCAGCTGCACCCGCAGGCCGCCGGCGGGGTTCTTGAACTGGAAGATCGCCTGCTGGAACAGGCGCGACTCGTAGCCCGCCGAGTTGTAGATGCGGGCGATGGTCAGCCCGTCTTCCTTGTCGATGTGCGGCATGGTGCCGATCGACTTCTTGACGATCTGCGACGGGTCGAAGCCCCAGATCACCGTGTCGTTCACGACGCGGCTGATCTCGAGCGTGCCCTCCGCCTCACCGTCGGAGTAGATCGTCAGGCGCTTCGTGCCGACGCTCTTCCCCTCGCCGTTGTTGTCGTACCGCACGGCGTTCTGCAGGTCCTTCGCGATGCTGGCGAACGTCGCCTTGCTGCAAAAGCAGCGCAGCTTCTTCGCGCCACCCACCGTGATGGCCTCCGTCACGCCGTCGATGAGACCGCTCACGGGCGAGCCGCCCGCGGTCGCGTCGATGAACGTGCCGTAGTTGCGCGAGTTCTTCGAGCGGTCGACCGTGAAGAGCGTCGAGTCGTTCGCCGAGATCGCGCTGTTCTGGTTCGGGAACCACGCGCCGAGGCCCGTGAGGGCGATGCGCGACGGCGTGGCGCTGTTCTGCCGCGCACCCGCGATGAACGCGTAGTCGTCGTTCACGCCGCCGGGGGTGGAGAGGTTGCCCGAGAGCGTGACCTTCTCCTTGCCGGGCGTGTAGATGACCGCCGTCACCCACAGGCGCGTCGCCGAGCGCAGCACGGCCCCGTCGAGGGACGAGCTGAACACGAGCGGCATGCCCACGACGTACTTCGTGATGTCCGAGGCGATCTTGGGCACGAAGGTCGCGCCCGAGACGCTCGTGATCTGCCCGATCTCGCCCCAGCCGCGACCCTGGAAGAACACCGCGTTGATGTGCTCGACGCCCTTGAGCGTCTTCTCGAAGGCGACGTCGTAGGCCCGCGCCCACGCGCCGTCGTCGTTGCGCGTCTGTCCGATGATCTCGGAGGTCAGCTGAGCGACGGCCGACCACGCGTTCCAGCCGGACAGGTACTTCGACCCGACCGTCTGCGTGTTCGAGCTCGCGCCCGTCTGCGCCTCGGAGAAGTCCGGGGAGCCGTTGTAGGCGTCGTCGTTGTCGGCGAGCCACGAGAAGTTGTCGCCGCTGCCGTCGGTCTTGCTGGAGAGCGATCCGTAGCAAGGCTCTCGGAGGCCCGAGAGCATGTTTTCCATGCGCTTCGGGTCGTATGTCCGCTTGACGTATGCGTCGAGTGCGGTTTTGTCAAACATGGTCGGTTACTCCGCGGCTGCCCTGAGCAGCCCCTCGGCGGCGAGATCCCGCAGGACCTGTGCGCGCGCCTCGTCCGGGTCGAGCGAGTACTCACGGACCACCGGGGCGCCCGACGTGCCCTTCGAGGTGATGGTCGTGGCCTTGGCGCTTCTGCTCGCACCCGGTGCGCCTGGCGCGGGTGCGGTCTGGGCGTTCTTCGCGGCCGAACGCGGGGCCGGATCGCCGAACTCGGCGCGGAGCTCGCGCTCCACCTGGTCGGCGAGGTAGAAAACAGCGTTGTCGGGGCACGAGCCGTGCGCCTTCGCGTACTCGACGATCTCGCCCCACAGGCGCTGCTGCCCGAGCGACGTCGCGGTGCGCGCGTACTTGTCGCCCTGCGCCTTGAGCGCCTCGCCGACCGCCTTCTTCGAGGCCTCGACCTTCTCGGCGTTCGCGCGCTCGGCGGCCTCACGGTCGCGACGCTCGATCTCGGCGCGCAGCTTGCCCACCTCGTCGAGCGGGTCGGGCTTCCTGTCGGTGCCGGCCCCCTTCGCGACCAGGTGGTCGATGAACTCGCGCGCCGAGCTGAAGCCGGCCGCCTTCATCGCCGCCGCAGGGTCGTCTCGCAGCGACGGGACGGACGAGGCCGCCTCGAGCTTGGCCTTGAGCGTCGCGTTCTCGCGCGACACCGTCTCGACGGCGCGCTCGGCGCGGCGCGCGGCGGCCATCGTGCGGTTCGCGTACTGCTGGCCGAGGCGGCGCAGCTCGGCCTCGGGGATCTTCTTGACGAGCTCGGGCAGCTGCTCGAGGAACTTCGCGTCCTCGGCGGCCTTCGCCTCGGCTTCCGCCGCGATTTCCTCGGGCGTCTTCTCGGCCGGGTCCTCGGCGGGCGCTACCGGCGCGGCCGGTTCACCCTCGACGGGCGTCTCGGGCGCGGGTGCCTCTTCGGTCGTGCCTGGATTCGCGGCGCCCTCGGCGGGAGCGTCGGAGCTTTGCGTGGTGTCCACGCCAAAGCGGCGTTGGATACCATCGCGCTCTACGCCGCAGCGGACGTGGCCGGCGGCGCATTACCGCCCGGCTGTCCGGGAACCGGCGGCGCGGCCGCAGCCTGTGCGGCTGCCTGCGCCTTCTGCTGCAGCGCCTTGCACCGCTTCAAGTACCGGCGCACGCGCTCGAGGTGCTTCTCGGGCACGCCGTCCTCGGCGCCCTGCTCGAGGTAGTCGACTCCGATCTCGAGCGCGAGTTTGTAGTCGGTCCACTCGTCGGGCACCGCCGCCGCCTTCGGCTCGTACAGCAGGTCCTCGAACATCTGTTCGAGCCTGCGCTGCGGCGCCAGCTGGCGGTTCACGCGGCCGTCTACGTCGAGGTCCTGCATGTAGCCGGCGAGCTGCGACGCCGTCCAGGCGCCCATCTCGACCATCTCCTTGCCGTAGGCCATGAGGCCGTCCGGGTCGGTCGGCACGGGGCTCGCGGGCTTCGTCTCGAGGACGTAGTCCTTCTCGTCGATCGCCACGTCCTTCCAGTCGACGACGCTGAGGCCGCGCTTGCCGGGCACCGCGACCTTGTAGCCGCTGCGCCGCGGCCGCTTCTTGGCCTTGTCGTCGCCCTCGCTCTCGGCGTCGGCGTCCTGGCCCGTGACGATGTCGCGGACGATGCCGAGAGCGACCTTGACGCAGTCGAGGTGGAAGCGCTCCCAGCGCTGCTGCCGCATGCTCTGGCGCTTCGTCGACTTCTTGGTGCGCTCGCGCAGGGCGGCGCCGCTGGCGTCCAGGCCGCTGCCCGAGTCGCCCTCGGCCTCGTCCTGGTTCACTCCGTAGTTCTCGAAGATGCGCTGGCCGTCGCGCTCGACCTGGTCGTACATCTCCTTGGTCGCCGCCTGGAACAGGATCTGCTTGGGCGGGTTCGGGCCGTTGCCGATCCACGACGAGCCGATCTCATTCGACAGCTGCCCCTTGTCGAGCTTCATCTCCCGCGGCACGTACAGGTGCCCGGCGTGGAAGAGCTTCTGCGCGCGGTCGATGCGATAGCTGTTCGCGTTGATGCGGCGCTGCAGCTTTCGGCTGCACGTCATCGGCGACAGGCCCCACCCCGTCGTAAAACGCTCCTCCCACGAGAAGAACACGAGCTCGTGGTACGGCTTCTTGTACGGCTCGACGAGCAGGTCGCCGCCCTCGATGTCCAGGGCGACGATGTGCCAGCCGTCGTTGCTCTCTTCGTCGGTCGGCAGGTGCCACGCCTCGAAAACGTCGGCGTCGTCGTCGGCGAACGCGCCCGCTGCCGTCTGCACGTGGTGCGACCGGATGAGGTTCGCCAGCTTCTCGTCGTCCTTCGCGAAGTCGGCGATCACCTTCTCGACCGGGACCGGGCGCCGGCGGTAGATCGTGCGCGGCATGCCGTCGACGAGGCCGTCCTTGGGGTTCCACGACAACTCGGGCGCCAGGATGCGCTGCACCGCGCACCGCTCGCCCTGCGCCGTGCGCTCCCGGTAGAACTGGAGCACGCCCACGCCGCTCTGCAGGACCGCCGCATCGAGCGCAGCGCGCTGCTTGAGCCGGTGCAGCTTGAGCTCGTGGACGAGTCCGTCGGCAAAGTTCTGCATCTCGCGCCCGCGGCGGCGCTGCCGGTAGCTGCCGTCGTTCACCAGGAAGCGAGCGCGCTGGTCGGTGCTCGCCACCTGCGAAAGCAGCGTGTCGATCATCGCCTTGGCGCGGTTGTTCGTGCTGTCGTCAGGCGGCGTGAGCGGCATCGCCCCGCCGCCGTCCGAGTAGTAGCGCCCGGCGAAGTCGTAGAGCGTCGCGTTGGCGTCGGCCTCGTAGAGCCGCACGTTATCGATGTCGCGGTCGCGCCGGTACGTCTCGAACGGCAGGTTCGAAATGATCTTCTGGCACTTGACCATCGCCGCCGCGCGCTCGGCGGGCGTCATCTCATCGCGCCAGAACGACAGCGACTCAGACGGGGGCACGGCCGGCCCTCGGGAAGTTCTTCGCGTGGATCGGGTCCTCGATCACGGCCTCGTCCTCGTCGTCACCGCCGAGCGGGTCCTTTTCGAGCGGGCCCATGCCCTCGTCGAGACTCACGGGCTTCCCCGAGCGGTCGACCAGGCCAGCGGGCACCACAGGAGGGCTGAACTCGACCTCGATGGAGGTCGGCCCGTGCTCATCGAACGTGATTCGAGACCGGGAAACCCCCGCCTCTCTCAAGACGGACAGCGCGAACTCCAATTCGTCCGTCCTGGCCGTGCGTTTCCCCATCAGCCAAGCGGCGTTGGATACCGTCCGAGTGGCACCCGTTTCGGAACATTTGTTACGAAAGTCGCCCTAGTCGGTGACCCAACCCATGTCGCCGTCGAGGTCGTCCACGAACTCCTCGCCCTGGTACTCGTCGCCCGGCTGCTGGGTCGCCCGGCGGTTGCGCTCGGCGCGCTGGGCGGCCTCGTGGCGCTCCCTGGCCTCGCGTTCCTCGGGCGTTTCGGTGGTCGGGGCGTCGGGCAACAGGTTCGCGAGCTCGACCGCGGCGTAGCGGGCCATCGGAACCACGTCCGAGTGCCCCGTTTCCTGGATCTTCCCGTTCACGATGCCGTCCACCCACTCGCTGTTGCGCACCTCGGCGTAGAACTGGCTCTTTCGGGACACCTTGAACCCCCTGAGCATGCGGTCGTTGAGCGCCTTCACCTGCAGGTTCACGGGCGGCTTGACCACGGCGCGCATCGGCACGTCGGGGAACAGCTTCTGCAGGGTCATGATGACCTTGAGCCCGAGCCCGCCGCCGTCGAACGCGGTCACGACGGGAGCCGTGGGCTTGTCCTCGATGAGCGGCCGCAGCTCGTCGCCGAGCGCGAGCGTGTCCTGCCCGCGCTTCACGTGCTCGGACACGAGATAGAGCGTCGGGTCGCCGTCGTTCCAGCCCCAGCGGCCGACGGCGTCAGCGTCGCGCACGCCGATGTCGCCGATGAGCGCGTAGCGGTCGAAGCGCGGCGGGCCGTTCTCCTCCCACTCGAGCGGCCATACGTTCTCTTCGTCGTCGAAGTGGTACACGCGGCGCGCCAGGTCGACGACCCAGCGGGCCATGATCTCGCGCTGGTACCAGCTGCCGTCCTTCGTCTCGCCGGCCTCGGCGAGCATCTCGTCGACGACGGCCTCGATCTGCTCGCGCGGGCCGAGCTTCGAGTTGTCGTACACCGTGCCCGTGAACACCGTGGCGCCGGGCCGGCTCATGTAGTCCCAGAACGTCCCGACCTTGCCGAGCGGATTCGGCGTGCCCATCAGCCACAGCTGCGCGTCGATGCCCTTCGCGCGCAGGTCGATGAACATCGGCTTGATGACGTCGAGCAGCAGGTACTGCAGCACCTCGGCCTTGTAGCGCTGCGACTCGTCCACGCACACGAACGCGACGTTGCTCAGGCCGCGCACCTTGTCGGCCGCCTCGACGCTGTCGACGGGCAGCAGCACGACCTGTGAGCCATTCGGCAGTGTCATCGACCAGCCCTCGACGCCCTTGAGCGACACGGCTCCGAGCTCGTGCGCGCGGTTCATCTCGCGCAGCGTGCGCCAGAAGATGCGGCTGATGCTGCCCTGGGTCGCGCCGATGAGGCAGCACGTCACGCCCGGGTTCGCGATCGCGACGGCAAAGGCCTTGAAGCAGGCCACGACGCTCTTGCCCCAGCGGCGACCGGCGCAAATGACGACGGTCAGCGCCGCGCACAGGAACACGGCGATCTGACCCGCGTGCAGGACGTTCTCGGGCGTGAACGTCGACGCCTCGGGCGCCGGCGGGGCGTCCTCGGTCAGCTCGACGAGCTCGTCAGCGAGGATCGCCAGCTGGGAGCGTTCGTTTTCGTCGAGCCTCATCGAGCAGCCTCTGGATTTCCTTCTCGACCGCGCGGCGCAGCTTGTCGTTCTCGGGGTACGCGATCTCGTACAGCGCCTTCGCCGCCATGACGGCCACGCCGGCCTGACGCCCTCCGCAGTCGAGCAACTCGGCGAGCCGCTGCACCGCCTTCGGGATGTGCGCGCGGGCCAGCAGCATCACCTCGTCGGGCGTCAGCGGGTCGCGCTGCCCAACCAGATCTCCCCCCTGGCCCCCGGAATCGTCGGCCATAAATCCTCCTTATGACACTATCAGGTTTTCTTATGCTGCCGGGCGCGGCTGGAGCCGAGCCCAACCGCCCTAGCGTCGCGTCTCGCGCGATCTCTCCGAAGTAACGTCTCGGGTTGCGTCTCAGAGGCTCGGAGTGGTTGCTACCTCGCACCTCGTACTGCGCTATGTGTGCCCGCGAGCCCCGCGATGGGGCGCCCTTCGACGCCCCTGCTTTTTCAGGCAGCCCCCGGTCCGGTCGGTTCCGGTTCCATCGGCAGGCCCCTTTGCAAGCGGTATTCATTGGCCCCGTGTCCTCGGCTATCGGTCCTCCCTCAAGGTCTTCAGCTGCCGCGCAAGCTCCCCGGCGCCCATCGCAAGCACGTTCCAGCCGGCGGCGACATCCTCGTCGCTCTGCTCGTCACGGAGTGCTCCAGCGATGAGGTCCGCAGCTTCCCCGCGCAGGCCGTTGTGCACGACCTGGATCCGCCCGTCTTCGTTCACTCGAACGACCGACCAGCGTCCGTCGGAAAAGCCGCGGTGAAGTTCCATCATCCGCCTTAGGCCAGCTCCATCCGGATGCCCGCCGCCAGCGTGCGCATCTTCTCGGCCCGCACGGCCGTCTCGCCCTTGGCCCGAGCGTCGAGCGCGTCGGCCGCCTCGAGCCCACGGCGCCGGAAGTTCGGCGTCTTGAGACCTGCGGCCTTGGCGCGCGCGAGGCGCTGGCGAGCGTCCTTGCTCACGACTCGACCACCCGTTCCGCCTGCGCGATCTTGTGCCAGGGCACCGTGATGATGAGGTCGTGCCCCTCGAGCTTCTCGGCGCGCGCCTTGACGCTCTCGTAGCCGCCGCCCGGGATCTTCACGTCGATGCCACCGGCGTGCGCGCGCCCGTCCACGTCGATTAGGTCAGACTTCTCCCGCGTGCCCGGGATGTTGACGGTCTCCATCGACCGCATCTTGATCAGCGCGTAGCGCGCCCACTGCGGTGCCTGCTTCGGTTCGGCTGCCATGCTCGCTCTCCTCTCGTTTTGTTTCGCCTCGATGTGCTTCCACGCCTGCTCGCGCCCCGAGCGGCGCCACGGATTCGCGACCGGCGGCGGCGGCGCGCGCCTCGTCACCGCGCGCAAGGCCTTCTCGACAACGCCGCGGCTCACCCGCAGCCGGCGCGCCACCTGTGCGTTGCTCTTGCCAGCCGCGTGCAGACGCCACACGGCGCGAAGCTGGACGCTCGCGTCGGAGCGCTGCCGCGGGAAGCAGTCGCGCCGGCGCAGCAGCGAGCGCGCCCAGGACAGGTATCGATCGCGCGCCTCGACGTCGTCGGACCCGCGCGGGCGGCGTCGCTCCCCCGGCGTCTCTCGGCGCCAGACGCGGCCGTTTCCCGCCGGGTCGTCAAGCGGCGCCAGGCCCTCGCGCGCGAGGCGCTCCTCGAACAGGCGACGGGCGTGGTCGACGTCGAGGCGCACGGGGGCGAGCTTCACCGCTTCGGCCCTCCCCACGCGCGCCAGCCGGCTGCGTAGGCTTCTTCGCGGCGGCACTCGGCGTCGACATCTCGACAGAGAGCGGTCCACCTGCGCGCCGCCTCGTCGCTCGCATCCGTCATGGCCGAGGACCGCGCCTTGCGCTGCTTCCCGTACCAGCACACCCCGTCGCACGGCGGGTGGTTGCAAACGCACTCGGGCATGTCGACGAGCGGGTTCACGTCCTGTCGACCTCTTCGCCGAACACGTACAGCACCGCCATGAGGCAGCACGCCGCGAACAGCGCGAGGGTCTCGGCGGCGCGTCTCACCGCTCCCATCGCCAGCTTTCCCGGGCGGCCCGGATGGCCTCCCAGAGCGCCGTCCCCAGGCGCCGCATGAGGCCGAGACGCTGCCGCACTGGCGGATGCTCAAGGCGACTCGGAACGGCGCGCGCGACAGCAAAGAACGGCCCGTTCCCGGGCGTGTCCGTGGGAATCCAGTCGTTCAGGCTCACCGGCGCGCCCCCAGCATCTCCGCGACCTGCCGCGTGGCCTCGGCGAGCGCGACCGCCTCGCTCAGCACCACCTCGGCCTGCTCCAGGGCCGCCTTGGGCCGCGCTTCCTCGTACGCGGTCGCGACGCTGGGCATGCGCTCCATGCTCATGGACCGCATGCGAGCTTCCATGTCCCAGGACTCGACGCGACGGAGCGCAGCTCGAGCGACCTCGAGCCGGGCAACGGCCTTCGCGTGCCAGAACACCCAGCGCAGGTGCGCGGTCGCGTCCTTCGCGAACAGGTCGCGCTTGGCCTGCGCGTACGCTTCCTTGAGCGTCGTCGGCTCCTGCGCGGTGCTGATCGGCGTGACCGGTGCGACGCTCATCGCCGCCGCCCCGTGTCCGTGCCGCAGTCCTGCTCGCCGCGCCTACCCAGGAACGCGACGGCACCGTCGATGCACTCATGGGCGCCGCGCAGGCCGCACCGTACGCAGTGGGGCTCGCCCTCGCCCCACGAGTCGAACGCGTCGTCATGGGAGCGGCCGCGGATGCCCCGCATGGCCCGGGCGATCATGTTGCTCACGGTCGAACGCTGGACGCCCATCAGCTCGGCGATCTCGTTCGTCGACCTGCCCGCCTTGCGCATCTCGAGCATGCGCAGCGACCGCGAGCCGTCTCGCTTGCGGGTGAGCGGCGCCGACATCAGCGCACCTCCCCGCCGCCCAGCGCCCAGGCGTCCATGTGCGGGTTGAAGTGCCGGTACTCTTTCCGGCCGTTCTTGAACATGCCGAGCCGGTTCAGCATGAAGCCGCAGCGACCAGCGCTCAGCGATTCGGCGCCGGGAACCCCGAGGGCCTTTAGCCGCATGAACTGCTTGTAGGTACCGAGGCCGAGGCGCTTTCGCTCCAGCAGCCGAGCGCGCCACTTCTTCGCCTTCTCGGGCGACATGCCGCGCAACTCGTACCGGCCGACGCCTTGCGCGCGCAGCCACGCGAACACATCGAACGACGGTCCATCTCCGTCATGCTCGGACGCGGCGCCGAAAAGCTCGTGCGCGCCGCGGGCCTTTCCGACCTTGACCTTGCCCTGCGCGCGCGCCGCCTTCGCCGCGAGCCGCGCCAGCTTGCGCCGGTTCTCCTCGGCGAGCTCGGCCGCGGCGAGTTCCAGCGCGCCCTCGACGCTGCCGCCCTGCTCGGCCAGCTTCTTCTTGGCGCGCGCCTTCGTCTCGTCGTCGTAACGGCCGCCCAGCAGGTCGACGGGACCGGCGAGCGTGTGCCCGTGCTTGCCGTACTGAGCGTCAAAGAAGCGCCAGCGCGGCTTGGGTGATGCGGCGATCGCGGCCAGGCGCTCCTCGGCCGTGGGCAGGTGGTCGATCCCGGTTGGCCACAGGCGCGTCCCGCGGCCGTAAATCTGGGCCCAGCGCAGGCGCGACTTCGTGGCCGCGAACATGAAGACGTTCTTGAGCCTCGGGAAGTCGGCGCCCTCGATGTACAGCGCGCAGTTCAGCAGGTACGGGAACTCGCCGCGCACCCACGCGTCCTCGATCGCCTTGCGGACGTGACCTTCCTGCTCTCCCCAAGTCGCGCGCGCGCACCCCGGTTCCAGCCGGTTCAGCGCCTCGGCCGCGGCCTCGGCGGTCTTGACGCCCGGGCAGAACCCAAGCGACATCTCGCCGCCGGCCGCATCGTGCATCGCGCGGGCGATCCGAGCGACCTGGAGCACGAGCTGCTCGTCTAGGGCGCCCTGGTCGATGTCGTTGCCCTTGAGGCCGACCTCGTCAAGCGAGACTCCGTCGACGTTCAGGGGGTACCAGTCCCCGATCGTCAGCCACCCGTCGCGCGTGCCGTCGACGATGTCGTACTTGAACGCGCCGCCGTGCTCCGTGTCGGTCTTCTCAAAAACCAGACCCATCGCCTTTTTGTCGCCGCGATCCGCGGTGGCGGTCAGCCCGAGCACGCGCGCCTCGGGAAAGGCGTCGAGGACGTCGCGGTAGCCCTTGGCCACGGCCCTGTGGCACTCGTCGATGATGATCGTGTCGATGTGCTGCCGGTGGACGTCCGCGAAGAAGCGCAGCCGATCGCCGCGCAGCGACTGCACCGAGGCGACGATGAAGCGCGCACGAGCCGACGCGCGGCGTTCTGCTTTCTCGACTGCAACGAGCTGGCCCGTGACCTTGCGCAGCTTGTCGGCCGCTTGCTCGATCAGCGTCTCGCGGTGCGCGATGAACAGCACGCACCCGCGCTGCCGGGCGAGCTCCGACGCGATCACCGTCTTGCCGAGTCCCGTGGCGAGGACCGCCAGCGTCGATCGCTTCGTCTCCCACGCCTTGAGGACGGCCCGGATCGCCTCGTCCTGGTACGGGCGCGGCTTCATGGCCGGAGCGGGCGGGACCGCCGCGATCGCGCGATCGCGGATCATCGGCGGGCGCTCGAAGAGTCCGACCTGGACGGGCGCGACGCTCATTTGCCACCGTGGGCGACGAGGTATTCGCGCGCGCGCTCCAAGAGAGCGACGGAATCCTTGAAGCGACCGAGCCCGTCGTTGCAGTTGAAGCACAACAGGGACCGCACGGCGTTCGTGCGGTGGCAGTGGTCGACGTGCAGGTTGCCAGACTGGCGTCTCTTGCAGATGGCGCAGACACCGCCCTGTGCCGCGAGCATCGAATCGTAGGCGGCCACGGTGAGGCCGTACGCCTCGAGTCTCTTTCTCCGGGCCTGCTCGCGCTTCTTGAGACGGTACTCGGCGGCCTTCTCAGGGCTCAGGTTCTTGCGAAACGCACGCGCTCGCGCATTGACCCGATCTCGGTTCTCCGGACGCTGGGCCCATGTGCGCCATTTTCCAGGCCGAAGAGCGCAGCGAACGCACGACGACGGCCTGCCGTTTTTCCTGACGTACCTCTCTGTCGAGCCGCAGTTCTTGCAGGGCGACCCCTGCACGCGCGTGGCGCTCAAAACGGCACCTCCGACTCGTCCACGACCTCGTGCTCGTCGCCGTTCTGATTGACCACCACGACGCGCGGGCCGCGGCGCGTGTTCGCCTTGACCAACGCCCGCGCTTGCTGCCCGACGCGGACCTCTACCGGATCCTTGCGCGGCTCGAACTCGATCGTCCCCTCCGGGACCACCGGAACGATCGCTCGCCCCAGCTTCTCGCGCGGCGCCGACTGGAGCACCTGCGCCGTCACCCACCCGCGCTCACGGCACGCGCTGCACTTCACGCCCTCGGCCGCCTTGCAGTACGGGCAGACGCTCGCCGGGGCCAGCGACCGCACGAGCGCGCCGAGAGCCTTCGCGGCCTCCTGGATCAGGCTCACGTCCTCGGGGCTCGACGACGCGAACATGCCCAGGTCGGCCGCCTTGCGCGACACCTCGCGGGCCGCCTGGTCGATGGCGTTGAACTGCCGCACGAGCCCCGGCACGTCGAGCAGCTGCGGCGGCAGGGGCGCGCCGAACGTCTCGATCGGAGGGGGAGGGCGGCGGGGCTCCGGAGCCTCTTCGTCTGCCCTTCCCTCCCCCTCCTCGCGAGCTTCCGCGCGGTGCACCGCCTGCTTCACGGCCGCGGGCGTCGTGCCCAGCTGCGCCGCGACCACCTCGCGCGCCTCACCCTCGGCGCTCTTCGGACGGCCGGGTTTCGGAACATTTGTTACCGAACTCTCGCGCGCCGCCTGGATGCGCTCGGCCACCTTGCGCACCCGCTCGCGGATGAGCGCGTCCCGGTCGTCGACCCGGCGGTGCAGGTTCTCGGACACCTCGAGGTCGTGCAGCTCCTGCGGGGTCGCGTCCTCGACGACGCGCACCGGGGCGACCTTCGCGCCCAGCAGCGCCAGCGCCGAGTACCGGTCGCGGCCGGCGATGAGTTGCCAGCCGCCGCGGACCTTACGCACCCACAGCGGGTTCCCGGGCTCTCCGCCGAGCTCGCGGATGTCCTCGGCCAGCTGAACGACGTGCGGCGACGCCTGGCGCTCCTTGACGTCCCCCGGCGCCACGATGGACCGCAGCGCCACCTCGCGCGAGTCGCCCCAGCGCATCAGCGACGACCTCGCGACAGAGAGCGGGCAAAGACGCTGGCGAGAATCGCCGCGATGAACCCGTCGTCAGCCCCGGATGCCGTCGCCACGGGCGGGGCGCCAGGAGAGAGCGACGGCAGCAGCAGGCCGCCCTTGGCGCCGTTCGGGAACCACTTGTGCCCGCGGCGACCCTTGCGCGACTCCGTGTGCCGCCGCCTCACGACGCCGCCCTTACCGCCGCGACGACCTGCCTGCGGCCCTGGAGCGGCGAGATGCGGCCGGCGATGACGGCGCGGGTGATACGGGCCAGCAGTTCTTCCTGAATCTGCCGCGCGCGCTCCTTCAGCGCCGAGTCGCTAAGGCCGCGCAGGGACTTCGCGGTAGATTTCCGGACATGAACACGAGCGGCCCGTCGCTGACGGGGGTTCAGATCTTCGGGACGAAGAAGTGCGCCTGGACGCGTGGGCATGACGGTTTACCTTCCGGGAATTACCCCGGCGTTAGAGCATCCGGCAGCCTGGCCCCCCTCGGGTCGGACTCGCTGCGAGTC